CTTATACACGTCTTCAACCTCTTTTAGTAATCCCTCTGTGTCATTGCCGTTATACGCACTAGCACTGATAATTGATTGTTCAATTTGTTCGCGATTATTCATTAGTGTCTTCCTCCATAAAATTTTATTGTTTATATCTCCTCTAAAATAAAGTTAGTTGCTTCTGTTCCTCATATTCCAAATCCTGTTGCTTTATATATGTTTCAAGCTCTTCGGCTGTATCAAACGTCTTCTTTACGCCTTGCCAACCTGGTACGATATGCCCGTGAAAGTAATAATTGCCGTTTGCTACATGGATATGTGCCACTCGTTCGTTATCCTGATACAGATATCTCTTAGATCCGAAAAATTGGTTTAAGTATTCTTTACATGCGCTATCGGTTTTAGGCATTTATGCTTCCTGCCATTTCTTAAACATTTGGTTATAAGTAGTATCAAACCAGTACGGATCACGTGAATGTTTCTGAGGTACATTAAACAAGTGTGGCTTCTTTCTTTTTAGCTCAGCCTCTTTCTTTCGCTCTCTTTCCAATTCACGTTCGAGTCTCGCTTGTTTAATTTTTTCCATTTGTTTCATTTCTCTATATTCTTTTAGATGCATGCCATAAGGCGCGTCTAAAGCTTCTGAAAACTCCCAACAACCTCTTACACGTTTAGAAACAATTCCAGCATTTATCCCACGCTTTGCCATTATTTCTTTTTCAAAATTGTTAAATTTATATGGTTTATTATTAATGATTACAACACTGCCCATTTATTCCACCTCTACATTTACATTTCTAATTTTTAAATTGTCATACTCTAGTATTTCGTCTGGATTGTTATATAAGTAATCTGCCAACACTTCTTTTTCTTTATCCACATCATCGAAATGATGATATTCAACTTCTGTAGGTATTCTTATATCAATCGTTGCATTTATATATGCTTGTTGTTGCATTAAATCACTTCATTTTTCTTTTTCTTTTACGTCTGACTTTCACTAAGTCCTCATATACCATCCATTCTTGACCTGTGTATTTAGGCGCTTTACATATCCACGTTAAATTCACATCTCTATACTGATATCTGAATATCTTCGCTTTGATGTTGGCAACTTCAGTCGCCTTACCTTTAACGTCTACAACTTCAACCAGTTTCCCTTCCTTCCACAAAGAGAAATCGGCTATATACGTAATCGGTCTTTGCTTCCCAAATTTAGGTTGTAGTTCGAATTTCGGTTGTAGTTCGATACGATCATAGTTAGCGCCATTCATATTACTTTCTAAATATTGGTAATATTCACACTCAACTTTGCTATCAAATACAATTCCTTTGTACTCAACTTTCTTAGCGTTGTATTTACTCATTGTGCACCTCTATAAACGATAATTGCGCTAGGAAAAGGAGCGCTGTTTTTACTATCTCCAAACTTCAGACGACCGCGTAGGAATCTTATATCATCAGCCTTATTAAAAATGTAATCATGCCAATATGTCGTGTCTGTTCTTGCGGGTATTAAACAAACTACCGTTGCTCCTTTCAAACTTTCTTCATAAGCCTTCTTGACCCAACACTTAATACTTCGACCGTATGGCGGGTTCATAAAAACAATGTCCTCAGACCAGTCTTGAATTAACCCATTATCTTTTACTGTATAATACTTCCGGCATTTGGCGTTCTCGTCTGTTGAACAAGGATCTAATGTAAAACTGAATTCTTCGTTTAGGTCATCAAATAAATGTTGTGGTGTTGTCCACTCGTTTGTTTTACTACTGTAATGTACTTCCATGTGCCACCTCTAAATATCAAATATCGTTGCTTGTAAACCTAATTCTTGCTCATATAGAAGCCCGTGAGCGCCTTTAAATCGTTTTAGGTCACTATCAGTCATAATTTTCTTTTCGTCGCTGAAATGGGCTCCTGTGAGCGAATAAACTTCATTTACGTTGTCTTTATACTTGATGACTTTGATATCTTCCGTGCCATCTTCTCGGTATAAGTAATATTTTTCTTTCGGCATTTTTAACACTCCTTAATATTCGACGATTGCGGGTCTTTCTTCTTTTTCTTTCAACTTATCATCAATAAGTTTTTTAAGTTTCTCTTGGTCTCCGTTTGCAAAATCAATCATCTTTTGAGCATATACATCTCTACAATGTAATATTTCTTTTATATTTTGTTTTGTGATTACCACGCATCTCGCTCCCTGAAATCGTCTCCGATTACTCTTACTTTTCTTGCTCTTTTTTTCATTCTCGAATTTATACGTTGCCAGTTCATATTTTGATTTAGTTCTTTATCACTAAAGTTAGTTGTAAAGATGTTGTTTTTACCTACTCTGTTATCAACAATGCTGAAAAGTTTATTTATAGTGTGTTCTGTGTTTTCTACACCCATATCATCTAGTACAAGTAAATCAATCTCACTAAGTAATTTGACTAGTTCGTCTGTAGTCTCTACTGCATTTTTGTTGTATGTCGCTTTGATACGATCCATCAACATTGGTATATGCATAAAAGCAACTGTATGCCCTTTAGCTTTAACTGCTTTTGCGATAGCGTATGCTAGGTGGCTTTTACCAGTTCCATATGAACCTTGCAATATTAATGATTTTGGTTCTTTTGTAGAGAAGCCTTGTACGTACTCTATTGCTGTTTGTTTAGCGTGTACTTGTTTTTCATTTTGTGGCTTGTAGTTTTTGACTGTTGCATCTCTTAAAGACGGATTAACGTTTGATTGATTGAATATGTTGTTTATCTTCCGTTGCTTGTTTCGCTTATATTCCTCATAGATTTCACATTTGCAACCGTCTTTATACTCGTAACCATTCGGGTGTTTTTTAGTAGGAGCAAACTTATATAAGTCGTATTCACTTCCACATCTCTCACATTTCAATCCTTTTTCGACATGAGTAGGTTGATATTTTTTCAAACTTTCGTTTATCTTTTCACTGAATAGCGGTTTCATAATATCCTCCTAGTCCCAATAACTTTCGTCGTACTTCATGCGTTCCAATTGATCTATGCCAGTTTCTTTAATCTCTTCGCTATAATCATTCATATAGCTTTCGTTAGTTAAGAACGTTTTAGGGTACTTTTGATATTGTTTGTCTGTAATAGTTTTTAAATACTCACGAGTACCTTGCATGATTTGCTCAAAAGTATGTTTCTTTAAGCATGATTTGAATTTAATGAAAGACATCTTCTTATCTTTTTTCTTGTTGTAAAGTTTCCACCATTCCTCAAATTGCTCATGCGTAACGTCAGTTGCGCTATTATTTGAACTTAAGTTCTTATCTATATCTTTTTCTTTATCTCTTTCTAATTCTTTATCTAATTCTTTATCTTCTTCTGTTGCGTGACTGTCACGTGACGTCACGTGACCATTTAGCAATTTTCTGTTGTTTTCTCGTTGCTTTTGTTTCCTCAACCTGTTCTGCGCCCTGATTTTCTCGAGTCCTTCGATGTTTTGGTGCTTTTCCCAGTTTGTCACTTTTATGACACCGTTAACTTTTTCAATCATGCCTAATGTCTCAAAAGTTTGAATTGCTAACCTTATTGAGTTAATAGGTCGGCTAAACTCATTTGCTAACATTTCTTCGTTATACGGTAAGTTTTCAGATAGCATAATGTAACCTTGTTCGTTGTACTTTCCTGATAAAGTTAGCAACTTAACCCAAATAGTTATGATCGTATCTCTTTCGGGTAAAGCTTCGATATATTTGATTTTGCTGTCATCAAACATGCCAACTTTAAGTTTTATCCACGATACTTCTCCCATTGTTCTCTCCTTTCAGCGCTTTTATTTTGTCCGGTATTTCCCAGTTAGATATGAATTCTTTAAGTTCATCTGTCATAGGTACGTCATTAAGGATTACGTCTGAACCATGTAAATAAAAATTAATTTTATTAAACATGAGAGCAGTCTCATAAATATTTTTTGACCATCCAATATGATATGTCTTTCTTTTATAAGTTATTTGCGCTACATAACCACTTTGAGTTAAATAGACTCCTTTGAACTTACTTTTTCCTCTTCTACGACGTTTTTGGTCTTTGTAAGTTTTGTATTCATATTCAAATATAGAGTCATTTTGATTTTTATGATTCTTATAACCTTGTCCGTCCCAATATTTATCTACTGCGCTGTTGTATGCTTTAGCTGCCTCCCATTCATTAACAAAACTACCTAAATATTTAGATTTGCTATCAATTTTTATTACAGCAGACCATTTTTTTGTTTTTTGATTTAAATAAACACCTTTATAGATACTCGAAGTATTTCTTGTAGGCCTTGCCCATCGTTGTTGATAACCAATTGAAGTGATGTTGTTTTTGGTAAAATCATTATTTTTTATTTTTTGAAAACCATTTTCTAATACAAATCCACTTAAGCTAACGTTGAGTGTCTTTGTGTGAATTCTTCTAACGTTATCTACATAAGATTTTGTCCAAATATATTGATTAACCCTCTCATAATCTTCATCATCAACAAAAATTTCTTCTCCATCTTGTAAAAATATCGATTTAACCATTATTCTCCTCCTTTCAGCATTTTGTTGAGCCTCTCATCAACTTTTAGCCATGAGTCATGCAAGTGATATTTATCATCAAACGACTTAACGCCAATCGCATGTTGCTCGTTGTGATGTTCGCGACATAACGCTAATACATGTTTGTCGTAGTGATTCATCTTGTTTCTGTTCATACCTCTGCCGACTGCTTCATAATGTGCCAGGTCTGCGTGAGGCTTTCCGCATATTACACAGTTGCGGTTGATTGTAGCCCAATATAATAACGCTTTATCTTCGCTTAACAACTTACTCGTTTCTACACTCATAGGTATTTGATGATGAAACATAAACGCTATAATCAGTTCTATTAACTCTCTCGCAACTTTCATTGAACAGTCACGCAGACTGATTTCTTCATAACCTTTCATAATTTCCAATTCTGTTTGTAATAATTTTCTAGTTGATTCTACTGGTTCGCCCCAGTGAAGTTCTATATCTCTACACATTGCGAATATTTTTTTGCGTTGTTCTATAGATAGTTTTTTATTGTCCGGAACCTCTACTTCTGCTTTTAGTGGATATCCGTTTTCTAGTAAATCAATGTGACTTTGTTCAAGTTCAACACCAGTAGCAACGACGGAATAAGTACCGTCATTGTCTTTCTGGTATCTTGTAATGTATTGCATTTAAACCACACCTTAAAACGCTAAATCTTGGTCGTCATATCCAAATTGGCCACTGCTTTCAAATGGATTGCTTTGTTGAGACATTGATGTTTGTTGTTGTGCCCCGTTATTTTCTTCAGCTTTTTGCTTACCTGTCTTCGGAATAGGTTTGTTAACAACATCATCGCCCTTTTTGTAAGGTTTAATAAATGAAAAATCCGTAAAATACTTACCTTCATCTTCATTGAATTTCCATTTCAATACCAAGTGACAAAACTTACCAATAAGATCATTGGTATCAAAATCTAAGCTAGGAAGATTTAACTTAATACCTAATCGAGTAACTAATTCAATCAATTGTTTTTCTTGGAAATCATATTTATACGGCGGTACAAATTGATTATGTTTATATTGTTTGCCTTCATCATTTTCAAATACGATTGTGAAATATCTATTTTCTCTATCATTGAATTCAATATTTTTAACTTTCACTGTGAATTCTCCAGCTTGAAACCCTGCTGAGCCGTTATAAAACTTTTCTTGATTTGTTTCTTTAGTAAATTGCGCTTGTCCTGTGATTTTCATAATTAAATACCGTCCTTTTAATTAATTTTTAGTTTCCATTTCTAATTGCTTCTACTACGTCCGTAATGCTAGGATTTGCAAATTTCTTATTGTTAATTGTTATTGAAGGTGAATGTCTAATCTTTGTTTCAAACGTATTAGAAGGTTCAGCGTTTAGAATATATCTAGCTTTCTTTTCTCCGTTATCATCAAATTCTTCAATCATTGCCCTAGCTAACACATCACTTTGAGAAGTAATAGCTTTTTTAATTTGTTCTTGCGCTTCAATAGTGATAGTAGGGTTGATAGTGCTACCTTCATCATCTTTATCTTTGTTGATACCTTCATGACCTGTAATAACAAAGTGGAATTTGTATTCTTCTTGAAGTTTTCCTATTAATCTGTACATACTGACAATTCGTTCAGCAACTTCTCCCCAATCATTAAACGTTGGTTTTTTAGACTTATTTTTCATCACATCATTCAATGTCATATCTCTAAGTTTTTGAATAGTTTCAATAACTACAACATTGATTTCTTGTCCGTTTTCTCTCATCTCCTGTAAAATTTGAGGTAAAAAATTTACAACATAAACAAAGTGTTGATAGTTCTCGATTTCTACGTCTGATCCTTCGTCAGTAACCGTTGTTCCACCTTCGTTAATGTCAATGACGAAAGCGTCTTTATCTCTTGTAGCAAACGTGGTTTTTCCTGAGCCAATTTTTCCGTATACTGCAAATTTATAGAATTTCCTTTTATTTTTCTCAGCGATATTATTTATCTTTAGTTTTTTGAGTATGCTTACTTTTTCTTGTGGTTCTTGTTTTTCCTCAGTCATGTTCTACCTCCTCATACTCAATTGTTTCTGTCACTGTTTTCTTGATTGCTTTGTGCTTAGACATATCAATAACAGTTTTGTCTAGTCCGTCGAATTCTCTTGCGTCTCGCATATCAGTTGAATACTTCACTGTATCGTTCACTTCGGTTGGTCGGTTTGTAATAAATAGATTTTCATCTTTATGCTTGATTAGATAAGTTACAGTCTGCTTCATAGCGACCTCCTACCATCTCATGACTAAGTTAATTAGTCTGTCCTGTTCGTCTGTGTTCTCTTCAATCCATTCATCTATTGCTTGGTTGAATAAGTCTGATGCCATATCTAAGTCATTCTCATCTACGACATAAGCATGTTTAATTGGTACGTTGTTCATATCTTTAACTTGTATTGATATGCCCATATGACCTTTTAAAATGAATAGCTTAAAATCGAATCCGTTAACATGAATATTTTTGCGTATGATTTCGCCTATTTCGTAATACATCTTGACTTCCTCCGTTTTTCGTTTTATATTGAACATGAATTTTTTCTTAAGTGTTTTGTTTGATACTGTTACTTGTTGGCGCAAGTAGCAGTTTTTTTATTCTTCATAAAAGTATTCTTTATAAAATATGAATGTTGCGATACTTGCGAATCCCGCAATTGACCACGCTGTAGTGAAGTATAGAAACGGCATGAGTACAATCGCTAAGACTGTGAAGCATAATACTGCTAATAGATAGCTTTTATAAATGTTACTCATTTTCTTTTTTCAACGCCTCCATTATTCTCTCGTCTGACAAGCCGTGATAAGGGAATTTTTCTCTAGCTAATTGGACTGGTATTCTGCCTCGAATCGCAATGTAACCTTCGTCTTCAAGCTCTTTATTCAGTTCTCTTATTATTTGTCCTGCTTTGGATTTAGAAACAGATAAAATTACTGCAAGTTCTTTAGCTTGCAAACTATTTTTTATCATATCTATTCCTCCTTTTTATTTTTGTGTTGTGTATAATTTAGTTATCTCCTAGTGAAAGGAGGTGATAAGTATGGAATTTAATGATTTTCAAAATTTCTTTGGTGAACTTAGTAATCAAGCCGAAAAAGAATTCGGTGGTGACAGTGACTTTTTTAGAGATAGAATAAATAAGTTGAAAGAAGATGCTCCTGAAAACGTATCTTACGAAATTATTTATTCAATAGCTTTATACGAAAGCTTAAAAGCTCAACAAGATATGAAAATTTTGAATACAGTTAAATATCTTTTAGATCGTGACTAGCAATATCCAACAATGATTTGCTCTGAGCATTATTAATTTTTGGATAATCAAAATTTCTAAGTTTAAATCTTGTGTTTTTCTCAATCTTTACAACCTTCCACGTCACAACTGCCATTGTGATGAGGAGGGTTGTTTTGTATAACGTGTTCATTTGTAATTCCTCCTATTAAGATTTTTATTTTTCTCCTAAAAACTTATTAACAAAGTATTGTTGTCCTTTGCCTGTTACTTTTGGCGTCTTACTAATTGATGTGTGACCGTCCGAATGTGTGATTGATGTTTCTTTAATTTCGAATAACTCACGTTCCATTGAATACTGTGTAGGCATGTTATAATCCACACCCTTGCGTTTAATAAGGAATCCGTTTTGACGTAACCACTCAAACAATCTGCGTTGCCCGATGTTTATACCGTTTTGTTTAATGATCTTTGCTAACTCTCCAACTAAAATTGATGTCTTAGTAGTAGCTACTGCATCTGCAAATACAATTTTTGGTTTATCACGTTCAATCTTTGTTTCTAATTGATTGATTGTGTTGTTAGCAATTTTTAAAGCACGTTGCATAATCATTTCTGGACTGTTCCATGCTTTCTCTACTTGGATGAAATACTCTCTAAAATCAAAACCTTTTTCTGTACCTGACATCATCGCAACATGTTTAGCTACATCAAGTGTTAAAGCATAATCTTCTAGTTGTCTTACAGCTCCGTTATTAACAACCGTACTTGTAAGTACACTTGTAAAATCCCTATTTTCTTTGAAATGCTTCAAGTTAATTTCTGCCCAAGCGCTAAAACGCTTTTTAACTTCCAAAGCTTTATATAACTCTCTTGCACTTATTGCGATTTCTCCATTTTCTTTTTCTTGTATGTTGAACATTTCGCCGATGTTCGATTTTGTTTTTAATGCTTGCATATTGTTTATGCTCCTTTCGTGTATAATGTTGTTATCAACCTAAGGAGGTGATAAGTATGAAACTTCTAGTTACTTTAAAGGATGGTTCAAAAAAACATGTTTCGGATTTAAAGAAAATTGTTTTTCCAGGATATGAAGGAATTGAAACTGTTACAAAAGAGGAAATCGAAACATTTTTTCTAGACCCTACTAAAACTTATGTGTTTGTTGGATCTCAAACTCTAAGTGTGGAGGCAGGGCAAATCCTTACCGTTGAATTTAGCTAACCTTTTTCAACAACTCTGCAACTGCTCGCAACAGTTCAGGGTTGTTGTTTCTTTCTAAACAGTAACTAGCATGCTTGAGTAATTTGAGTTTTAATTTATTTTTTTCTTTCGCAATTCTAAATTTTTGTAACATTTGTTGTTCCTCCTTTATTCGAAATCATCGATAGTTAATTCTGAAACTCTCTTTTCATAGATGTATAAATAATAGTTTTTGATTTCTCGATAAACTTTTGCTGCTAGGTTGTATTCACTTTCACTCAAGTCTGAATTAAGTGTCACTCCAAAAATTGATAATGTTAATTTTCTAATATGGTCATGAACATCTTGTACATAAGCTTTTTGATGAATTGATTCGAAGCCATGCTGATACTTTTTTAGCGGAATCGGATGATTGAGCTTCCTCAATCTTCCTAGCGACAAATCTTTTGCGAAATTGAGTTTTTTATTGATTTCTTCTAAATCGTCATTATTGATTCTTACTTTACTGAAAATTGCACCTGAGCTGATTGGTTTCTCGCCTTTTATAGCATTTCTAACTTCTTTCGCTATAATTTCTTTCAACTCTTCTTTGGTTAATGTGATTTGTTCCATAGTTTCCTCCTGTTACGACATTTGTACAGGTTTCTGTACATTTTGTTCAAAAAAATATCTACCTACTTTTGTTGGTGGGATTTCTAATAATTCACAGATTCGTTTTATTTCCCATTGTGTAAATAAATTTTTTCCTTGCAACTTGTGATTAATAGATGTCCTTGAAATAGGGATTGCGTTCGCTAAAGAACTTTGGCTATATCTATACTCTGCCATTCTTTCGTACAGCAAACTATAATCGAAATTGTATATCATAAACTCACCTCCCTTCTTGTTCGGTTTTCTGTACAAATCAATTAAAACACCTTTGTTTAAATAAGTCAACACATAAAATACATTTTTCTGTACAATATTTGTTAAAAATTATTGATAATCGTCATTGTACGTAGTATTATGTTCTTAGGAGGTGTTCAGAAATATGAACAGTTTTAAGGATAGATTAAAGCAAATTATGTCTGAACGGAAGATATCTCAATCAGAGCTATCAAGAAGGACTGGTATTGGTAGAAACTCAATTAGCGATTATTTAAACGGAAAATATGAAGCGAAACAAGACAAAGTCTTTGAACTAGCAAAGGCTTTAAACGTTAACGAAGCGTGGCTTATGGGGTTTGATATTTCTAAGAATAGAAAAATTGAAAATAACGACATCACTTCCATATACAGTAAACTCACGCCTCCAAGACAAAGCAATGTACTAAAATATGCGACTAATCAATTAGAAGAACAAAATAATGACAGTGATAATCTGGTAGATTTCAATTCTTACATTCAAGAAAAATCCGAAGTGGATATATATGGTTGTGCGTCAGCTGGTATTGGCGAAAGATTATATAACGAGCCTATTTCAAAAGAATTCGTAAGAGGTTATGTCCCCGCACATGATATAGCTTTAAAAGTAAATGGAGACTCAATGGAGCCGTTATTTAAAAACGGACAAATTATATTCATTGAAAAATCTCACACTATCAAAGATGGACAAATAGGCGTCTTTATTATAAATGGAGATGCTTACGTAAAGAAAGTTTATGTAGAAGATAATAGATTAACGTTGGTTTCTTTAAATAAAAAGTATAAAGATTTATATTTTTATGATAACGAAAGTGTGAGGTTAGTTGGAAAAGTTATTTTATAGGAGGTAGTAAAATGAAACCTAGAAAGCAAGATGAAAAAATATTATCAGATCAATACAGTTACTTTGAACCAATAATCAGCGACAGTTGCGACATAAAATTCGACGAAAACAAGAGGAGAATGGGTTCTATATTCATTTCACATGAAGAGATTTGTTTTATAAGGAAAGAAGAAGATTATATATTCAAAATCTCATTATCAGAGGTGATAGATTATAACACTGTTGTTACTATTTGGAAAAACCAAGCTTTTTTAACATTAAACGATAATAGAAAATTAACAGTTTATTTCGTAACAAACTCTCCTTTAACAGGATTCATCTCAATTTTAAAAACTTATATGCAATTATCTAAGAATAAGGAAACAATTATCTCGAATGATTGTCTACCTATTAATGATGATGAACAAACTAAAGTTGAAATTTTCGACGTCGTAGGATTAAATTATGAAGGTCGTAGAAAAGAATTAAAGAAACTTATCAAGAAAATGAAAAATAACGACGATTTCTTTTTCTTATATAGTGATTTGAAAGGAAATGAACTTAAAGAAGAATTACTTTATGAAGACAAGGTGTATGAAATTTCTGATTACGAGGTTATTCCTGGTGTATTCTTACAAAAAGAACCGGATAATCCTTATGATGAAAACGCGATAAAAGTTATGATTTCAAATGAATACTCTGAATTTCACGTTGGATATGTACCTAGAGAGTATGCTTCAAGATTAGTCAATCATATGGACAACATCGTTTCTTGTAACGCATATATTAATGGTGGTAAGTATAAAACTTTAGATTATTTAGAAGAGAAAATCGTTACTAAAGAATCAGACTATGGATTACGAGTACATTTAGAATACAAAGTTTGAGATAGGTAAAGATTGTATTTTTATAAGTAATTACTATAAATAATAGAAAATTCATTTCACAGGAGGGTTTAACATGGATTTTAAAGAAGTTGACATTAACATTGAAGAGTGGGAAATGGTTGAAATCCCCTTTTATACAGAAGAAGAACTGACTTATAGATTGAACAATGGTTTACCTATAACTAAAAGTGAACTTGAAGAACAGGAGTCGAAAAAATGAGTACTTATAAAGAAATTGAACACTTACACATCAATACTGGTGGTAAAGAGCTTACTCAAGAGCAAATAGAAGAGGCTAAAGCTTTTATAGACAGTCAAGAATTTAAAGATATGATTCGAGAAGCTAAAGAATCACATCAAAGAGTTATGGAGTCTAAAATCACTGATAGAACTAAATTGTGATTAACAGCGCCTGTGTGGCGCTTTAATATAAAAGACGTCTATTTCAGCAGTGTTTGAAAGGAAGTTTATAATGAAAATAACTAATTGCAAAATAAAAAGAGAAACTATAGTATATGAAGTTTTAACTAGTGGTAATCAACCATTCACTTATGAGTTACCTAAAGATTTATCGTCACATAATGCGCGTAAATACTTGGAATTTATTTCACAAAAAATAGATGGAGATAAGTTAACCAAAGAAGATTCATTATGATTTTACTAAATAAAAAAACGCCTACTAGTGTAGACGTTGAATGGTGGTGAGAGTGTGAGCGAGAATAAAGGAGAAATGATGACGCATAATATAGAAAAACGCATTAATAAATTAAAAACTTCTGGAAATCCAAAATTTAAAAAATTAGATTCAGATATTCACTATTTACTCAAGAGATTTGAAGGTGAAAAAAACCATAAAGGTTTTTATCCAAAGTTTAAACAAGGAGAAATAGTTTTTGTAGATTTCGGTATAAACGTTAATAAAGAATTCTCTAATTCACACTTTGCAATAGTGATGAATAAAAATGATTCTAATACGGAAGATATAGTAAATGTTATTCCCTTATCTTCTAAAGAAAACAAAAAGTATTTAAAGATGAATTTTGATTTGAAATGGGAGTATTATTTAAGATTGTTTTTAAATTTAATTAGCGCGCAAAATAATTCAGCTATATTAAAAGAAGTTTTCGATAAAAAATACCAAAAAAACAACACAGAATTCATCACTAAAGATTATTTTAGTGAATTTATATCTGATAGTTTAGAAATTGAAAATAAATTAAATAAAATTGACAGAAACATTAATAACATAGTATCAGCAATTGATAAGGTAAAAAAATTAAAAGGTAATAGTTACGCTTGCATAAATTCTTTCCAGCCGATTAGTAAGTTTCGCATAAGAAAAGTTTTACCCCAAAAAATTAAAAATCCAGTAATAGATTCTTCGGATATTATGTTACTGATAAATAGAATTAATAATAATATATTGCAGATTCCTGATATAAGATGATATAATTTTAATATATTAAAGGTTTATCCTTTAAAACACGTATATATTCGTTACCATTTTTGGTAATTAACCATGTAATCTTATAACTATAAGTGGCGTCTGTATTTTATACAGGCGTCTTTTTTTATACAATTTTCATGGGTAGCCCGCCTACCCTTATTATTTTTTGCCAATTTTGAGGAGGGAACGCATGAAAACACGTTGTTACGATGGTAAAAAATGGCAATATGAATTTAAGTATGAAGGAAAAAGATACCGTAAGAAAGGTTTTAGAACAAAGCGTGAAGCTAATTCTGCTGGACTAGACAAGTTAAATGAGTTAAGAAGTGGTTTTAATATAGATAACTATATAACTCTTGAAGAATACTTCGAAAATTGGATTAAAACGTATAAACAACCTGTTGTTAAAGAAAATACCTACCGTCATTATAGAAATGCATTACAACATATACAAAAACATAAAATAGGTAAAATGGAGTTATCAAAGATAAATAGACAAGTTTATCAGAAATTCATAAACGATTATTCAAAAGAACACGCAAAAGAAACTATAAGAAAAACAAACGGTGCTATTCGGTCAGCTTTAGATGACGCATTATATGATGGGCTTATTTTTAAAAATCCCGCTTATAAAGTTAATTATAAAGCCGGAAAACCTACGAAGTCAGAACAAGAAAAATTCATCTCGGTAACTGAATATGAAATACTAAAAGATCACGTCAGAAAGAAGAGAACTCGTTCATCATTAGCGCTATTCATAATGATTTGTACGGGTTGTCGTGTCAGTGGTGCAAGAAATATAAAGATTGAGCATATCAACCAAGTGAAAAACACTATATTTATTGACGAGCGAAAAACCGATACTTCCCCTAGATATATCAGTATCGCTAAATCTGATATGAAACACATTATGGACGTCATAAGTACATTTGCAATTAGCTATGATGGTTACATTTTCAAAGAAGCCGGATCTATAATTAACCTTCAGGCTATCAATAATGCTTTGAAATCAGCCTGTAGAGTCAATAATATACCAATTATTACATCGCACGCATTAAGACACACTCATTGTTCTTATTTACTAGCAAAAGGTGTATCTATACATTACATTTCTAAAAGATTAGGTCATAAAAATATAGCAATAACTACATCCGTGTATTCTCATTTGTTAGAAGAAAAATTTAATGAAGAGGACAAAAAAACAACTAAAATTTTAGAAAGTATGTAATTTAGGGACCCATTAGGGACTCCAAACCCAATAAATACTGTTGTTACAAGGTTTCTATGTATCCAAACTGGGGGCAATATAAACGCGCTGATTTAATCGGACAATCTTCTTATATTAAAAATAATGATGTCGTAATATTCAATGAAGCATTTGATAATGGTGCATCAGACAAATTATTAAGTAATGTGAAAAAAGAATATCCTTATCAAACACCTGTACTCGGCCGTTCTCAATCAGGGTGGGACAAAACTGAAGGTAGCTACTCATCAACTGTTGCAGAAGATGGTGGCGTAGCGATTGTAAGTAAATATCCTATTAAAGAAAAAATCCAGCATGTTTTCAAAAGCGGTTGTGGATTCGATAATGATAGCAACAAAGGCTTTGTTTATACAAAAATAGAGAAAAATGGTAAGAACGTTCACGTTATCGGTACACATACACAATCTGAAGATTCACGTTGTGGTGCTGGACATGATCGAAAAATTAGAGCTGAACAAATGAAAGAAATCAGTGACTTTGTTAAAAAGAAAAATATCCCTAAAGATGAAACGGTATATATAGGTGGCGACCTTAATGTCAATAAAGGCACTCCAGAGTTCAAAGATATGCTTAAAAACTTGAATGTAAATGATGTTCTATATGCAGGTCATAATAGCACATGGGACCCTCAATCAAATTCAATTGCGAAATATAATTACCCTAATGGTAAACCAGAACATTTAGACTATATATTTACAGATAAAGATCATAAACAACCAAAACAATTAGTCAATGAAGTTGTGACTGAAAAACCTAAGCCATGGGATGTATATGCGTTCCCATATTACTACGTTTACAATGATTTTTCAGATCATTACCCAATCAAAGCCTATAGTAAATAG